CAATATACAAGAGAACAAGAATATCCTTACACAACATTAGGTCGTTATCAAGCTACTGTTACAGGAGCACCTATTGGTACAACACAATTTGCTGCACCTACACCACCACCTCCTACTTTAGGACAAACATTAATAGGTGGATTAGGTACTGCTGCAGGATTGTATGGACAGTTTACAGGTAAGAATCCTTTAAGTCTTATTACAGGTAAAAAACATGGTGGTGGATTAAGTGATCTTCCTGTTGTTAATGCACAAGATGGTTTATATTTAAGACGTGGAATAAGTGCTAGAAATCCTTATGAAAAATATATGGTTCCTGTGCAATTAGGAACTGTATATGATGATGAAGGTATATATAGATTACAAGGTGAAGAAGAAAATAAAGAAGATCCATCTGCTCCTAGTTTTACTGCTAGTATAGAAGAGATAATGGCTTTGCAAGATGAAGCAAATGTAGATCCAAAAACTATGGAAAGACTTGATAGAACAGGTATATTAAGACCAAACATGCAAAATGTTACTGCAGTAGGTCCTGATGGAGTTGTTGTTACAGAACGAGAAACACCTGGACGTAAAAAATATTTTGGTCAACAATATGATAAACCTGTAACTGATACAGATATAGATAGAATTATGGGTTTTGAATCTGAAGAAAATAAAGTGCTTGATACAAAATTACCACCAATAAATCAACCACCAAATGAAGGAGGTTTACCAAATATGGTAACACAAACTCCACAATTAGATAGAGGAATGATACAAAGTGAATTAGATTATATGAAAGGTGAAGATGATATAGCAAAAGCACAACAAGCTTATTTAACAAATTTAGCTAATAGAGATAAATTATTAGCTGAACGTGAAGCTGATATTGAAGATCAAAGAACAAGAGATCAATATGGAAATCTTGCAAGTTTCTTCTCACGTATGGCTACAGCTACTCCACGTAGAGGTGGATTACTTGGTGTATTAGATGCATCTATGCAAGTAGCTCCTGAAAGTATACAAGCTATGAAAGATACAAATAAAGAAATAAGAGATCGTATGGAAAATATTCAAAATCAAAGACAAGATTTAGAAACATTAAAACTAAAAGAAGATCTTGGTATGAAGCTTTCTAAAACAGAACGTCAGACAGCAAGAAGAAAAGAAAAAGAATTAAATAAAAATACTAAAGAAACTTTAAAATTAGAAAAGAAAAAAGTAGATATTTTAGAACAAGAAGCAGAAGCTGCTTTAAAAGATGCAGGTATACCTGATGAAATAAAAGCTGGTTTTTATACTAATGTTGATAATTATGTTAATGATTTTACTAAAGACTTTACTACATTACCAGGAAAAGATGGTAAACCTCTTATTATAAAAGGTGAAATTAAAGATCAAAATCTTAAATTAGAAATTCAAGCATTAAAAGCTGAAGCAGTAACTCTTATGGCTAAATTTGGTTCACATGATGCATTTATTAGAAACGAAGGAAGACAATGGATTCTTTCAAATATGAATCAAATACTTGATAAATATACTAATAAAAAAATTCCTAATGAAAACCAACCACCACCATCTGAAGAAGATCTAACTTTAATAAACGACCAACCATAAGGATATTTAATGGGTGCACTCTCTCCATATAGTAGTATCTTTTCTGATGTTCAAAATGAATTAAGAGATCTTACAAGTAAAGGACAATTACAAACGAATGAAGAAAAAAGAAACTTTATTCAAAGTAAAGGTTTAAACTTAAAAGATTTTATAGAAGCACAAAAAGAATACTTTACAATTAAAAAACAAGGTGGTAAACAAGGTTTAGAAACACCTGGTTTTGCAGTAGGTCGTGTTGTATCTGGTGCATTAGGTAAAGTAGGTGAAGGTATTGAAAGAGTAGGAGAAACTTTTGCTCCTAAAACTACAGATTATTTAAAAGATGTAGCTGAAAAATATATACCTGAATCTGTAGAACGTGCACGCCAAGAATTCTTTTTTCCTACACAAACTGGACCAATAGAAAAAGCTGCTACTGAAATAGGTTCTTATATAGTTCCTGCAACAGGAGCTATTAAAGCTATTAACATGGGTTCTAAATTTTTAGGTTTAGCTAATAAAGCAGGTAAAGTAGGTAAAGCTGGAAAAATTGCTGCAGGTTGGACAGCAGGTACAACTCTTGTTGAAGATCCAGAACAAAATATATTAAATGATGTAGCAGAATTTACAGCTAAAGATGAACAAGGTAGACCTGTAGGAACAGTAGCAGAATTAGTAAATAAAATAAAAGTTGATCCTAACGATACTAAATCAGCACAATATTTACAAGCAAGTTTAAATAATCTTTTATTTGAAGGATCTATAATAGGTGTAGGTGCTTTAGCATTAAAAGGTTTAACAAAACTTCCTGTTCAAAAATTTGCACAAAAAATAGCAGGTATTGCTGATGAATATATAATACCTACTGCTGTAAAAGATGCATCTAAAGTTATAGGTAAAAAAAGAAAAGAATGGTTTAGTTCTCGTTTTGGTACTGATGATGATGGTTTAGGTTTAATGTCTTTTAGAAGAGGTGGTCCTCGTGCTGCTATGACACGTGCATCTATTTTAGAAAGACAGTTACGTAAACAAGTTAAAGCAAATAAAAATTTAAATCATAAAGATCCAAAAGATTTAGAAAAATTAAATGAAGCTTTAGCAGGAGATAAAACTATTATAGAAAATATAAGAGAGTATGCTCCTGAAGTTGCAGATACTTTACAACAGATGCGTAATAATATTGATGATATGTCATTATTTATTAAAGATAATATAGCATTAGGTAAGACAGCAAAAATAAGAAAGAAAGAAACAGTTGCTCAATTAGCTAAAAGATTAGATATAGATAAAGAAGATTTATTAGAATTAAATCCTAATTTAACTAATGCAAGTATTAAATCAGGTAGTATAAAAGAAGTTATTTTACCTTCATTAAAAACATCTATTGATAAAAATTTAAATACATATATTAATAGAACATATCAAATGTTTGATAATCCTGAATATGCAAAAAAATTACAAAGTAAATTTAAACTTTATAAACAAGGTAAGTTAGATAGTGATAAATCTAAAATGGCAGAAGATATAAGAAACACTCGAGATTATTTTAAAAGTTTAAAAGATACAAATAAAAATCCTATAGCAGATGAAGATATAGATAAAATTATGAGTTACTTTATTGAAGGAGTAACAAGACCAGAATATAATGCTTTTTTAAAAGGATTAAAACCTCGCACTTCTAAAATATTAAAAACTAGAAAAGAAGTACCTCAAGAAGTAAGAGCTTTATGGGGTGAAGTAAAAGATCCTTTTAGAAATTATGCTAATAGTTATACAAAAATGGCTAATGTTATATCTGAATATAAATTTTTAGATGAAATATCTAAATTAGCTATTGCTAAAAATAAAGCTATTAGAGGAAATATAACTGCTAAAGTAGGAGATGATTTTGTTAAAGCTATTCCAGATATAGAAGATGATATAGCATTAGTTAAAGCAGGAGCTACAGCTTTAGGTGGTACAACTACTGGAATTAAAAATCCTTTAAAAGGTTTATTTATTGATCCTTCTTGGAAAAAAGCTATTGATGATGGTATGGAAGTAGCATTAGGAGATCAAGCTTTATTACGTCATTGGATGAAAGCTAAAGCTACATCTCAAAGTGCAAAAACTGTATTTTCTATACCTACACATGGTAGAAATGTAATGGGTAATCTTTTTATTATGTTAGCTAATGGTACAGTAAATCCTTATTATATGGCAAAAGGTTTTAAAACTGGTTTTGTAAAAAGATTATCAGGTACATTATCTGATAAAGAATTAGAACAAATAGCACGTTATCAAGAACTTGGAATTATAGATAGTTCTGTTCAAGCTTCTTCTTTAAGAGCTGCAGCAGGTGATGCTTTTAAAAAAAATCATGGAGGTTTTGTTGAAGGTATTATAGATAAAACTGCTCCAGGCAGGCTTGGAAAAAAAGGTGTAGAAAAAACAGTTCAAGTATATGAAGCAGAAGATAATTTATTTAAAATAGCTAACTTTGAAAATTTAAAAAAATCTTATCGTAAAGCATTTCCTGATATGTCTGAAGATGCATTAGAAAAATTTACTGCTCAACGTACAAGAGATATGATGCCTAATTATAATCTTGTTCCTAAAGCTTTAAAATCATTACGTGCTATGCCAATAGGAAACTTTTTAGCTTTTCCTGCAGAAATAGCTCGTAATAGTATAAATTTAGCAAAGTATGCATGGAAAGATATTAGTGGTGCTACAGCAAGAGAATTAAGAGATCAAATTAGAAAATTAAATGAAACATTACCTCGTGATCAAAAAATTCCAATGCCAACAATAAATGATAATGCTTTACGTGCTATGGGAATGAAACGATTAGCAGGTATGACTGCTGCTGCTGTAGCAGGTGATGCTATGGTAGAAAAATCTAAACAAATGTTTGGTATTACAGATGAACAAGAAGAAGCATTAAATAATGTTATACCTGAATGGGAAAAAGGTACAAATAAAATATTTACAGGTCCTATAAAAAGAAATAAAGATGGAGAGATAGTTGTTAATTATTTAAATTTAGGACCTATTGATCCTTATGCTTATATAAAAAATCCTACTAAAATGATTATTGCATCTATATTAAATAATGAAGATTACAATGAACAAACAATAGAAGATATGAGAGCTAAAGCTATGTGGGATATTGTAAGTCCTTTTGCTGATCCTTCTATGGTTTTACAAAATGCTTTAGATGCTTATAGAGGTAAAGGAGCAACACCAGATGAAACTGCAGGAGCAAGTATTTATAGAGCAGTTTCAAAATCTTTTACTCCAGGAACTGTAGATTATTTTAGAAAAAGAATATTAGCATCTCAACAAGAAAAAAAGTTTGGAGAAGGAGAAACTCCTAATCAATATGGATTTACTATAGGTCCAGGAGAAGTAGATAATTTAGCATTATTTGGATTACGTAGACAAAGTGTTAATCTATCAGAAGGTTTTAAATTTAATACATCTAAACCTTTAGGTGATATGAAAAGATCTAAAGGTAGATTTACAAATGTTATACGTGATTATAGAACAACTAATCCACAAGATGTTGTAGATGCGTATAAAGAATCACAACAAAATAAATTAAAACATGCACAAAGATTAAGAACTATTCTTCAAGCATATGAAAAATTAGGTATGGATGAAGGAGATATGTATCAAGCTTTAACAAAAAGTGGAATTTTAAGTGATGCTGGATTTAATGATTTAATGTTAATTAATGAAAATATATTTATGCCAGATGATTTATCTGAAGATGCTATGATTTTAGGAGAATTAGAAACAAAAGTTCCAATTCCTTATCAAGAAATATATGATTTATACAATGCCTTTAGTGGTGGAAGAATAGACTAGGAGTAAGAAGACAATGCAAGATCTAATGTTATGGAATGCTGTATTAACTTTAGCAGTAGGTGCATTCCTATGGTGGATACGTGGTACTAATAATGATATAAATAAACTACGTGAAGATTTAAAAGAACATGCATTGTCTGATGCAAAGACTAGAGAGTTTATGGCTACAAACTATGCTACAAAAAAAGAAGTATATAGTGAAGTTAATAAAATACTAGATAGATTTGATAGACTAGAAGAAAAACTAGATCGTTGGATGGAAAAACAGTAATGGCAGAAAGAATATCTGATTTATATCCTCAAGCAGCTAAAATAATTCGTAAATATGAATCAGTAAATCAATCAGGACAACCACATATTACACCTTACTATGATAAGTTAGGTAAAAAATGGACTGTAGGTTTTGGTAGAACATTAAGTGATAAACAAACAGAAGGTTTAACTGATGATCAAATTAAAGAAAGATATGCTATGCCTATAGAAGAAGCAGAAGCTGATATAGATAGGCAAATAGAGACTTCATTACAAGGTGTAAATCAATTATCATCTATGCTTCCTGAAGGTGTAGAATTTAGTAAAGGAGAAATAGAAGCACTTATTCCTTTAATACAAAATGTAGGATTAGGAAATATAAAATTCCTTAATAGTGGTAAACCTACAAAAGCAATAACAGCTTTAAGAAAAGGTGACAAAAAGAAATTTATGTATGAGTTATTTGATCCTAATGAAGGTATTGTTTCTGCAGGTGGAAAAAAACAAAGAGGTTTACAAGCTAGAAGATTAGAAGAAGGAAGTATTGCAAAAATTTATGAAGGTGGAGAGTTTGCTAGAAAACATGGTGGTAGAGTAATGAATGATCCTAATAAAAATTATAATGCACAAAGGTTTATATAATGTCACCAGTATCTATTACTAAAGAAGCTAATGAATACTTATCAAATACCATAGATGAACATAAAGCATTAGGTGTACAATTATCTGTTGAAGGTGGTGGATGTGCAGGATTTAATTATAAATGGGAATTTGTTAATTCAGAAGTTGAAGATGTTAATTCAGATGAGATTATTAAATTAGATAAAGGTTTATTATACATACATCCTACTGCTATTATGTATGTATTAGGTACAATTATAGATTTTACTAAAGATGTAGCAGGAAGTTATTTAAAAATTAATAATCCTAATGCTACCTCACAATGTGGATGTGGAGAAAGTTTTGCTTATGGTTAAATATTTTTTATTTATATTTGCATTTTTATTTTCATTACAAAGTTTTGCACAAACGAATACAGTAACATCTACTACCTCTACTGTTAGTGGAACAACTAGTGTTGATAGAGCTCCATCAACTGCAAGTGCTCCATCTATTATGAACAGTAATCAAGATGTCTGTAGCTTTGCTGCATCTGCTGCTATTCAATCACAGATACTAGGTATAGCAGGTGGTACATCTATAAGAGATTTAAATTGTGAAAGATTAAAATTAAGTCGTGCTTTATATAGAATGGGTATGAAAGTAGGTGCAGTTGCCATGCTATGTCAAGACGAAAGAGTCTTTCAAGCAATGGAAATGGCAGGTACACCTTGTCCATACATGGGCAAAATTGGAATTGAAGCTGCACAAGAATGGTTAGATAATCCTGAAAAAAGACCTGATTATGAGAAGTGGTTAAAAGAGAATGCTATTAAAGATGAAGAAATTATTAATGACGAAGGTGCTCTTGGTATCTTCTCTGTTCTTCTTATGTTGTTATTCCTCTAATGCTCAAATGTTACCAGAGGGTGATACAGTCACTCAAGAAATAGAGACTGAACATCTAGGTGAAGGACATATAGATACAATAACAGAGACTACTACAACTGTTGAACATAAAACAACAGGTGATATACTGCACAAAGATACAGGTGTCGTAGCGAATCGCTATGAGGGTGATATGGATCTGGATTGGGGTGGGCTAGGTCCTGCAAGTATGCCTGATTGTACTGCATATTTTGGTACAGGAAGGTGTGGTAAAGGTACGTCTAACTCACATACAACCTTTGATCAGTATGTAGATATATCACAATTTCATATATCAGATGGTGGTGCATTAGAATGGGAACTACAAATGCATCATTCACAAGCAAATACCACAGGATATTTTCAAACAAAAGGATATAATAATAATGTTCTGCAATGGGATACAGGACAAATTACATTACAAAATAATCAAACACCTACAACATACACAGGAACGTATGATTTTGCAGGAGATTTAGATAAGGTATTTATAAGAATAGGTGGAGCAAAGAATTATTTTTTTGATAATGTAGAATACACAGTTAATTACAATCACATAACAACATCAGTAGAAACATGGATAGAAATTGTTCAACCAGCATTAATGGAAGATCAAATAACAGTAGAATTAATAGAGCAATATGACATTGCTACACCAGAAGAACAATATCAAATGGATGAAATGATGGAAGAGTTTGATATGGTTATGACATTTGATATGCCTACTATGGAACAACCTATGGAAGAGATGATGGTAGATATGCCAATAGAAATTGGTGCTATGATGGAAGAATATAATGAAGGTAATGTATCATATGAAGAAGTTATAACAGAAGTTCAGGAAATGGTAGAGGAAATACAAGATATAGGAATGGATGTTGATGTAGCTATGCCTACATTAGAAGAGGTTAAAGAGGTTGCTATTGAACAACCAGTAGAAGAACCAGTAGAAGTAGAAGTAGAAACAGAAACTGTTACAGAAACTGTTGAAGTTATTGAGGAGATTAAAGAAGAACCTGTTGAAGTTGTAGAAGAAACTAACGAAGAACCTACAAAGGAGGTCGCTGATGTTTCTGAAGACAATAACATGGAAGAGATTAAAGAAGAAGCTAAAGAAGAGACTGAACCACAAGAGAAGGAAGTTGCGAGTAAGGATATGGATGCAGAAGAAGTGGATCAGAAAACAGAATCAAAGAAATTAGAAACTACAAAAGAACAAGAAAAGAAACAAGAAAAAGCAAACGAGATACTAGCTACAATACAATCACAATATGATCCTGTAGCACAGATGACAACCATAGCATTAGTAACTGCTCTTGGTCCTGATATACAACAATATCAACAACAAGATATAGTACAACAGATGCAATGGTATGCAGAGGAAGAGATTTACGCTGATCAATTAATGCCTGATCCTTTAGGAGATTATATCTCTGTTAGATCAAGCTTACAAATGGAAAGGATGATCCAACAACAATATGAGTGAAGTAGAATATCAAGGTATTAAAGTAAAAGGTGGTAAATTATTTTTAATTTTCCCATTACTAGGAACTTTAGGTGGTGCTATATGGGCAGGCTTTGAAGGTTATGCTAGGTGGGTAGCTATGGAGGAAAAGATAAATGAATATGTGGCTCCTGATCTTTCTGGTTTTACTTTAAAACTAGATGTATTAGAAGAAAGAATTATTTCTTTAGAAGATAATATGGGTACAGAATTACGTAGTGTAAAAGAATTGGTAGGTGCAGCACAAGATGATGCACGAACTATAAGAATAGATTTAAGAAAAGATATTAATGAAGTACAAGATCAAGTGGCAGCAGTTGATAGACGTTCTCGTAATATGGATCAAGAAGTAAGAGCTTCTTTAAGACAAACTGAAACAGATTTAAGAACTATGATTGATCATGCAAGTGACAGGTTTGACAATAAGCGTACTGCTATTGAATCAGATGCAGTTAGAAGAGGAGAAGTGATAGATATGAAACTAAAAGAATTAGAAGATAGAATAATAAAACTTTTGGAACGTGCTTTAAACAATCCTCTTGCAGGTCAGTAGTTAAAATTAGAAGCCACATTTTTTTATAAGCTCCATAACTTTTTCTTTACCTAATACTTTTAGATTCTCTATAATATTAGCTTCTAAACCTTCAGCAGACATATCAATTTCTGTCTCGCTTTTGGCTCCTCTTATACGTGATAATAATTCTAATGCTTTGATAGCACTATTGGTGTGACCATTTGCTTTAGCAAAGGTATATTGATTTTCTATTTCAGTAATAACATCTACTGAAGTCTCTAACGTATTCTCTAATTCTGCAATACGTTCTTTTATTTCTTGATTTTGTAAGTTTCTATAACCTTGATTATAGGCAGAACTCTCAGCATATCCTGCAGCTTTTGCAGCTTCTGTTGCATTTCTGTGCAGGATATACGCTTGAGCAAACTTCTCTTGTTTATCATTTAAAGCCATGATACACTAACTAAAATAAATATTATACCTAGAATAAAAGAATAATAGATAACATAACCAATAACATTAGAGGTCTTGTCCTTTCTCTTGTTGCCATTGAAGATCATTTTGATCTGGGATAATATGTTCTGGATCAGCATTAGGTGTTATTCTCCAATCGTTATCTGTATCTGGTCTTCGCTGTGTAATATCACAACCTGCATAAGTTATCTTAATATCTTCAGGTGAATCCTTCTCAAAATCTATAATCTTATCGTAGTAAGGTCCAACTTGAGTTTGAAAAGTATGGACTAACATCTTTCTACAAAACTCTTGACTTAAATCTCTTGAGTAAGGAGCACTTTCAAATTGTGTGCAATCACCATTAAAACATACAAGTAGCATAGCTACTTTAAATACCTCTGGCATTATTCTGTGCCAGTTTCTTTAAGTATCTCTTCTATAACTTGATCTCCTGATGGATTAGTATGGTAATACCATCCACCATAAGCTATTACAGCTACTACAATAGCAGCAATTATCCATTTAATCATTACTTACAACTCCCTTCCTGTGTACAAGCATTAGCAGATTTAATAACTGTAACGTCTTGTATTACTGAATCATCTTGAACATGGTGTGTTTCTAAAGCACAAGCTGAAGCTAACCCCACACTCAATAGTAGTAAAAATGTTTTCATTAAAATTTAAACTCCTGTTCAAAGAAGATAACACCATCATCATCAGAATTTATTTCAAATTGATTTAAATCTTTACCAACTTGTCTATCCCATCCAACTCTAAAAGTATCACCACTTTTTTGTTTATATTTTCCAAACAATCTTAGTTTAGATTTTTCATCTTCATCCATATCAAAATAATACCTATACCCTGCAGACCAACCAGGAAGTGTACTTCTTATTTCCTCATTAGCTTCTGCTTCTTTAGTAGGTTTACTTATAATAGAACCAAGAATAATTATTCCTAAAAGAATCGCTGCAATAATGTATGCAATTTTTTTATTATCTTTGGTCTCTTTAACTTTCTTTGCCATATAGTTAATTCTCCTTGTAAAGTTTTTCTAGCTGACAACCACAGCCATTCGTCTTCGTTGTATGGAAACATGATGCTTATTCTCCTTTAATGCATGTTCCCATTATACCTTCGTTTGATGTAGAAGTCAAGTATATTTTTAAATTTTTATTATCATTCCATATTTTACTTACTTTGTTTAACCACCACTCATGATCATGCACAGTTACATGTACATTTTCTCCTTTATATTTACCTGTTTTAAAAGTTTTTTTAGCAGGTAAGGTAGATACATTAATAAACATAGTACTTTGTGAGAAAGAACATAACTCTCTTATAACCCAATCTAAATCTTCTTCAGGTATATGTTCAAGAACATCAGTACAAATTACCATGTCATATTTTTTAGTGGGTAGCTTATCATGTTCTGGATAAGCAGGATCATATAAAAATAATTCATCTACTCCCCACCATTTATGTAATGGTTTATCAAAGTTAGGTATCTTCTTTTTAGGATCTACATCTCTATGATTCTCTTTATAAGGTATAGCTTTACCACATCCATAATCTAATATACTTTTACAATTATTATGTAACAATATATTGTATATATCATATGCAAAAGGTACTAAACTTATACCTCTAAACTTATCTTCTTCTTTATGTAGATCTTTGTAAGCTTCTACAAGTTCTACATATTTTTCAGAAGGTTCTGGTTTCTTTGGTAGTACATAATTATCCATCAAATGTTTCCTTAAATGTTTTTGGTTTAGGTTGTAATTCCCACAAAGAAGAAACTAAAGTATCTTTACCAAATAAATTTAAACTCATTTCCATTGGAGGATTAGTAAAAGTTCTTTCACAATCCTGTGCCATAGCTAATAACTCTCCAGTAGTCCAATAGTTTTTATCACCTACACCAACCTTAAAATATTTAGGTTTAGGTTCTTCATCTTCAGCACCTGTTGTTTCTTTCTTTTGCTCTTCAGTAGGTTCTTCCATGCTACAATCAAAACCAAATAAATCAAAGTGTCTAAATCCCATAGTATGCATAATACCTAATGCTCTCATGGCAGCACATGTACCACCTGTAATAAGAGTAGAACCTTCAGGTATACCTATCTCTGGATTTATTTTTACTGATTGATTTTGTATTTTCTTTTGTTGTTCTTCAGGATCACGTAATGATTCTGTAAATGCATGCCATCCATGTATCTCTGCACCTTTCTCTATAAGATATTCAGTAACAGAAGGATCTGTCATAGATGCTACAAAGAACTTTGTTTTCTTTTCTATCTTTTTAAATAATTCTTTTCTTACTACACCATGTGTGCTTGTACCTGTAATAGGTCTAGGATCAAGAACAATACATGCCCAAGGTATTATACCATTGTTAATAAGTGTAGGATAAGAATGTTTTACACAAACAATTTTACTGGTAGGATTATTTCTTATATGTGTTTTTAGTTCTTCTATATTTAAGTAAGGACCACCTGATACAAGAATAACATTACCTTTATGTAAAGGAAATTTACCTAACCATGTCTTTATAAGTTTTAAATTGTTTTTAATATTATCTCTAATAAAATCTTTAGGTACACAATCACGAGGATTAACTACAATAGGTACACTTAATAAACTTTTAGGTATATCAGGAAGAGATTTATCATGTAGTATAAGTGCCATGTGTGTAAAGCCACCACCACGTACTCTATCTTGTGAAGGTATAATCCATCTACGTATAGTCTTATGACCTTTTAATCTGTCAGTTAAAGTATTTGTACCATGATATTTTTTATCAGGAATATTTTTGTCATCATCTTCTCTGAAGAAGTTATCTACCATAACAACAGGAATATGTTTTAAATTTTGATAGTCACTTTCTGTAGTCTTAATACTATTACCACCACCTATCAAAGCAAAGTCTGCATCTAAATCAGTACGATCTTTTAGTATATCTCTGGAGTTACCTTTACCTAATTCAAATGTAAAGACTTTCTTTTTCTCCATCATCTTTGCTCTAAACTCTTGTAGTCTTTTTACTACAGCAGCTTTAGTATTGTGAGCTTTAACATTAAACTCTTCTGCATCTGTCTCCATAGTACCATCTTCAAATAAATCAAAACCTCTATATAATATTTCATCTTGATTTTCAAAAGCAGCAAGAGCCATCTCAATAGCACGACCACCATTCCAAGTACCTACTTCTATAATAGATTTAGGTTTATACTGTCTTATAACATCAGCTAAATGTTTATGTCTTGAAGGTGTTATATCTTGAGATGTTTGTTCTTCTGATAAAGAAACTAATCTATTACCTTGAGCATCTCTAACAGGAATATTATTAACATTATGTATACCTTCAAAGTGTGTAATGTATTCTTTTATTTGTGGAACAGGTTGTATTTTCATACCATGAGCTTTATATATATTTAAAAGTCTCTCTGTTATAAAAGCATCATTCCATTCTCTATATTGCAAGAGTTCTCCTGATATATAAGCACCACGTAAATCACCAAGTAAATCAAGAGCAGGTCTTTTATTTAAATTAAAAGCCATGAAAGAACAATCAACATATGTTCCACCATCCATATCTCTTGCACCTGCAAAAGCTATATCACAAGCTTCAGGTAACATACCAAGTATATCATCAGGTACTAATCTTTTACTACTAACAGAGTCAGCATCAATCCATATTAACCAACCTGCTTGTGCATCTTTCTCTGATAATTCAAATGCATATTCTGTTAAAGCAAATACTTTATGTGACCATCTTAATGCATCTAGTCTCCAGTTATAAGGTATCTTACCAAACTCTGTACCATCATGTTCTTTATTTACTTTTAAAAATTCTGTGTATTCTTCTATAGAATCTAAAGGTTCTAAAGATACATCAGATTTAAAAGAATAATTTTTAGGATCAAGTTTATGATAATAACATTTTAATTTTAAACTAGGTTCCCAATTATTATCAATAGAATTAATAAGGTGATGTCCTGCAACCTTATATATTTCTTCATTAAAAGAAGTAACAAAATTTATTTTGGTCATATCATATAATCTTTCGTTGGATCAATCATGTTATTCATTTGTAACCATTGAGCATCATTACACCACTCAACTGCATACTTACCTTCTATCTCTCCTCGTGGTTTCCAAGCATTAAACCAAGGACCACCAGTTGTAAAGTGTACATTCTTTGCGTCTAGTTCAGGAGAAGAGTGACCATCCAACCAATTCCATTCTTCAGGTATTCTACCTATGTCTGCTTCTTTATCAGGCAACCATTCAAAACCATGTAGCCATCTACCTGTTTGTGTATTAACCACTTCAGGTGTAAGTCTTTTATTTAATTCATGTCCACAGTTAAACATCATAAGACTTGACCAGTTCTTTCTACGATAAGGTTCTTGTACTTTACCATCCATCTTTGTAGATTTAACTGGTTCATATTTATGATGCACACACCATAGAGGATAATAATCCATGCTACAAATATCAAACAATTCATTTATATCTGCACGAACATACATATCTGAATCCATAAATAAAGCTTTACCTTCATACATATTTAAAGCAGGTACTAAAAATCTTGTAAAACTAAACTCTGTAGAAAAAGGTCTACCATCTATAACATCATAAGGTTGACCATCAATCATTTCAGATTCTCTTCTATATAAACCCATTAGTTCCACTATGTTTTTTCTAATTGGAACTACTCGTATATTTTTACTGGAAATTCTTTCCAATGAAAATTTTAAAACTTGATATGCTGTTTCTTCTTTTGGATCATACCCAATATAAACTGTATTCATTTAATCTCCTTTGGTGAGGGAGTGAAAGGAAATAGAAAACACTCCCTCAATTTAAGTTAGTGTATTACTATTTCTTTTGGTCTTTGTTCTTCAGGTATGTTATGTTTTAGACTTACAGCTAATACACCATCCTCAAACGTAGCATCTTCAACCTCTACATTATCAGCTAAACTAAAGCGTTTAATAAAAGATCTTCGTGCTATATTCTTATGAAGATATTCTCCATTAGAATTTTTTGAATTAGACTCACCTTCAATAGTTAGATAATTATCTTTAAGGTTAATCTTTAATTCATCTTTTTTAAAACCTGCAACTGCAAGTTCTATACGATAATCATTATCACCTTCTTTAACTATATCGTAAGGTGGGTAATCATTACCTGTTAAGCTATCATTTTTATGTAGAGATACCATATGATCCATCAAATGATCAAATCCTATAGCATATCTATTTATGTTATGAAATAAACTCATGCTTTTCTCCTTTCATTAAGCGAGTTATAGAGAGACTACGCTGAATACTGTATGGTAGTTTTAACCAGAACTCTCTTATAGAACCCAGAATGGCATTCTATGATGTAATTATGACACACTTTACTATAAAAGTCAAGCATTTTTTTATAGTCTACCTAACCTATGAAAGATGTTCATTAGTTTTTCTTGCTCTTCTTTATCAACTGGAAAAATATTATTAAGATAATATGTTATTACTTTTCTAATTAATGCAACATCTTCTATAGCTAATGCAGGTTTAGTTTCTTTCATTATCTTTTCTCTTTCTTTATCATTATAAAATGCCCAATCAGCTATTTGTTTACTTGTTCTAAAACAACCAATACAAACATCATTCTCTAGTGTACACACACCAATACAAGGTGAACAAATTATATGTCCACCAGTTCACATACACCTGCAGTACATGCAAGTTCTTGTGATCCTTTCGTATTATCTTCTTTCTCAAAGTCTTGTAATTTATTCCAATCAATATTCGTTGGCATAGCCTTTGCTAACTTCTTATAAGTCTTCTCATCTATATCTTGATAAGGTGCTTGTTGATATGTATGATCAGAGAATGGTAAGAAAGATATACCACTTACATGTTCAAAGTTTTCCCAACACCATGCACCCACAGGAACCCATTCTTCTTCCTTAACACTTATAGTTACAGAAGGTTTATGTTCACACCAATGTTGAGCATAACATTTCCATATCTCTAATTGTTGAATAGCTGTCATGTCTGTTCTGCATACTGAACCTTTAGGAGCCATCATAGGAAAAGAGAATACAGTTTGATGTTCTGGTTTTAAATAGTCTGGCTCATGAGGTATACCAGATGCTTTCATAAACTCTGTCAATGGATCTTTATTATCTCCTCTTACTGTTCTAATGTAGTAAGGATTATGTCTAGCATGTATACCACTAGCACTATCAACTAATTGACTTACAGTACCTGAAGGTTTAACACAAGTAATAGCTGTTGATTGTGGTATACCTAACTTCTTTGCTAAAACTTTATTAGTTTCTACTGCATGTTTCTTTAATGTTTCTAATCTAGGAGCTAGACCATCAATAGTATTGAGCTCAACAGAATCCATGATACCTGTCAGAGATACACCAAGTAGTCTTTCTTCTTCTGTATTGTTCTGCCATCTTTTACGAAGATAACCAAAGTTTGTAAAGGTAGATTGTATTGTACCTAGTATCGTAGCAAGTTTAACTTTCTTTACGAGTGTAGTCATAGTATCAGTAGAACGACACACAACTTCAGTTAAGTTACAGAATTGATTAGGTCTTAATATAATTTCACTACAAGGATTAGTACCAAAATCCCATGATGCATCTCGTCTACCATTCTCTGCAGCTTTAGCTTGAGCAGATGCTCTATTGAACATACCTCTCTCACCTGATTTACTTTCATATAATGATAGCCATTCTTTCATAAAGATACCTGGATCTGGTTTCTCTGTATATGCTACAGAGTTATTAGCTAATGCTCTTTGTGGATTTTCATTCCACCACTCACCCATTTTAGCACCACGAATACGTTGATCAGAAAGATTAGACAAAGAAATAAGAGCTGATCTACGTACACCACCAACAACTACAACCTCACCTGTCTTACATACAATGTCATGGCACTCCATAGAAGAAAGCTTTCTACCTCTTGCACCTTTAAATTTAAGAATAGTAAAGTCAAAGAGATCAACAAGAGGTTGAGGTCCACTAGCTCTACCACCAAATGTTTTTAATCTTGCACCTGCAGGTCTAACTTTACTAACATTTATTTTAGGAACTCTACCTGTGTAGAGATAGGATATTAAATCTCTAAATGCTTTTGCCCAACCTTCTTTAGAATCCACAACAGATACTACATCTTCTGTATGTTCAAACTCTACATCAGGAACAGTAGGTAACTTATCTGCATACTGTCTTTCAACAGAGAAACCTACACCTGTACCATTCATAAGTATATATAACACTTCATCAAATGCTCTTGGACTATCAATAGGAATATAAGAACAATTATAACCTGCAACATTCTCTCTATCTAATGCTTCACCTGATGTCATTAATGCTCTCATAGATGGCATAACTTGTAATGAAAGTATAGCTTCTTCTAATTCATCCCATTCTTTATTTTTAATTATACTATTATATTCATTATCTATATGTTGTTTAAAGAAAGATATAAGTCTGCTTACAGTTTCACTCCAACTCTCTCTTCTACCTTTATCTTCTAACCAACGTGAATACCTAGACATATGTATAAATGATTGATATTCAGTAGGTAAATAATTACTTCCCATTAATGATGCCATCTAATTCTCCTAAACTATTTTGTATATTTTTATTCTGTATTATTTTTATAGTACTTTCAAATAAATTTAAAGCATTTTCTTTTTCTAATGTATACCACTCGCTTTCTTTTTTTGCTGTTTCTCCTGTCAGATTAAAAACTTTAATCATCTCACGTTCCATATTGTGATAATCATCTACAACATATGCCTTTAAGAAATTAAACGATAGTCCTATAGAGTGTGATTTATATTGTTGCATTCTCTTTTTTAAATTAATTGTTTTTCCTATCTTAATAAGACCTTCTCTACTTACAATATACAACCAACCTTTTTTAACATCTAATCCTTTCATACTTTTTAACTCTTCATTCTCTTTTACTAAATTTAAAATTGTTTCTCCATTTAATTTATTTTGTTCTTTTAAAAATTTAATTTTTTCTGATTCATTAGTTTTATATTTCTCAATTTTTTCTAAAGCTTTAAGAGCACTATTAGAATGACCATTTTTTTTACACTCTTCATATTGATATACGTATTCATCTACAATATTAAAGCCAACATCTTTTACTTTATCTGAATTTTGATCTTCAATATCTTTAATTCTATTAATAATTTTTTTAGATAAGTCTGTTTTACCTGCCAAAAATTTATAACCTTGAGTGTGTGCATATTTTTCTGCATATCCTGCTTCACGTACAGCTTGTGAAGCATTACGATTAACTGCATAATGTTGACAGAACATTTCTTGTTTTTCATTTAGCTCCATTATATTATTTTTCCTTTCCATACTTTAGTTCTAATATTAATTCTGCATAATGAATTACTTTTTCTATATCTTTTCTACCTTCGCCTTTTGTTTTATGACGAGTTATGTATTTTACCACATTACCTTCCAAGAAGTCAAGCTTATTTTTAACAATATATTCTATAGGCTGTATAACACAGTCTTTGTAATGACTTCCACCTACTTGTTTGTCTGTAGCATTATCATACTCATACTCATACGTACCTTTTCTTATAGCATCTTCTTCAGCATCTCTTCTCTTCATATAATCTCTATAACTTTCTTGAGACCATCCTCTGTCTTCAGGATTTATCCAAGACTCTTCTGATTCTTTGTCTGACATATTTTATCTCCTTTGAATTAATTACTTTAAGTGCGAAACCTCTTGTATATTCTGCATCCATACCTGCATTCTCACAGACATACTCAAAGTTCTCACATGTTACACCTACACTACAGAAGAACCAAGCACGAGCATTAGCTCTTTCAACACTTGTACGTGATGATTCTACTCTTGTCTTTTCTTTTGTAGCATCTAATAATGCTTGAAATATAACAGATAAAAATAGTAATCTTTCAGGACTACTCTTTTCATACTTGTCTATCTCTGTTAAGATTCCAAGATAGTCTTTGTCCATAGTCTAGTCTTCTATTGTTATCTCATCTCTAAATGTATCTATTAACATATGTGCAGCTTCATCAGCACTTGCAGCTAACTCAATCTGTTTAATAAATTCATCAATCACTTGTGGATGTTCACCTATACCCACAGGATTCTCCATGTATATACGAGCAGTAGCTAATGCTTTGTCTCTTTTAGATTCAAATTCAGCCAATGCAGTATCATACATTGCTTTTTTTAGTGACATCTTTTACCTCCTTTCTTTCTACAGGTCTAAAAAATTTACCACCTATATAATTATTATAATATTTATGATTATCTGAACCTTCAACACAAGAAGTTAAAACATTATGTTGTACTTGATAAGCTAACTCATAATATTTTAAACTTCTTTTGTTTTTAAATTCATCAATTACTTCAAACTTAAAATTTTTCTTACCTATTTTTTTTATATCTTCCTTTAAATATTTTGAAGAACCCATATACGATTGCCAACGTGATTGTCTTTTAGACTTACCAATTAAATATTGTTTACATCCTATATATTTTTTTTCTGTCTTCAAGTTAGTAATAATATAAACAAAACCAAACTGTTCAAGATCAGGAGTAAAAGGTTTACCTGTTCTTAAATCTACCCAATGATTTTTTACCAATCTAAAACCTCATCTACGTTAGGTTCTTTAGCAACATTCGTAAGAAACCTATGACCTTTTGCATACTGAAACACACGTAATCCTTTACCTTGATTAGCATCACTCCAACAAGTACGCTTATGTGAACAATACAAGCAACCAATAGCAAGCTTACGATTGCCACTAGCTCCATCAGGCAAATCATCATAACACCTATCAGGTGGATTGTCTTGTTCCATAACTCCTTTAAGATAATCAATTCTTTCTTTAGCATTAATCATTTCCAATGAATGAACAGGAGTCAAACAAATGTCTCCATGTTGTTTATCTATAGCAAGAAAAGCAGCTTCATCTACACCATTGCCTTCAGCATAGGCAGAGATCTGTGCAATATAACCAAAAGGATCATCAGAATATAAAGTTCTTTTAGAAAACTTTTCAAAACTTCTACCTGATGCACTCTTACAATCAACGAGAACACCATCAATCATACAATCTTGATGTCCTTTTATTCCATTAACATCAATTTGTTTTTGTTGATCAGTTACTGTATGTCCTGCTAGTCTACAGAATAATATTAATAAGTCTTCTAATAAATGTCCATATAAAAACTTAATTCTTGTACTAGGTTCTAAAGGTTTAGGTTCATCTTTAGAATGTTTGTCATACCATAACTGTCTCGTAGGTTTACCTATAGCAGATAGTCTCAAGTTACGTTTCTGTGTAGGTTTCTCTTTTAAAAACATTCGTAATGTTTCTTTGACACTCTTTGTAAAAGAATCTAAATGCTCATCTATTTCTTTGTCATTTAAATCTACCTCTACAAGAGGATCAAATAAACCATATATATCTTTCACTAAAGTATCTATTGATTTCATAATAAATAATGGAGAGATACTCGTTCAGTAGCACCTCTCCATCCTTTCATTGGTTAGTTAGAAGCGAAGGATAATTCCTCATCAGATTCATTACTTACGAAGCCATCAGGAACTACTTCAAAAGCTTCCTCTGCATCAGCATCTGTGTTGTAAGGTACTAAATTAGTTACCTGAACAGCACGAAGATCAGCAGAGACTCCAGAACGACCTTTGAATTCCCACTCATATGTAGTATAAAGTACATTAACTTCTGAACCATTACCAATTAATGTGCCAGACATATTACGTTTGCCTGCGTCAACAACTTCAGGTGGTTTGTTCATGTTTCCATCTTTACGTCTCACTTTACGTTTTACTGTAACGAAATCACCTCTGTCGTCATTCTTATTTTTGATGGATAGACCATCAGCTTTAGCAATATCAGCATTCTTTTTATCAAGATTACCAACATCTATAGACCACACACCATCACTATCGAAAGTGGTGTTTGGACTTGTTACGCTTGCCCAATAAGCGTTTCCTTTAATAACACTCATAACTGTGTTCCTTTCTTTATTATTAATAAATGAATTATGACACACCTCAACATTTTTGTCAAGAGTTTTTTTCATAATAAATGTTTTGCTCAATTTTAATATTAAACTCATCTCTATTCTTGAGATAAGGTCTTGCTTTCCTTGATAACTTCTACCCCATGTTTTGTATTCAGCATCTTTATAACTCTCTACTCTGGTATTTTTATCTACAACTTTGTCAGTTAATTCTACCAACTCTTTTGCATAGCACCATACGTAGTCATGCTCTCGTTCAAATACAAAGTAATTACAGTCACCATATAACCAACCTTTATTACCCATTGTATTTTTAAACTCAACAACAATCCATGTGTCATCAAAAAACTTATTTTTATTTCCAGTTCTTCTAGCTTTTACATCTACACTAACTGTCTTATTATCTTTTGTTAGATAGAAATCTATATGTTTAAACATATTCTCTTGGTCATTTGCTATACCAACTGAATAACCATGCTCTTGCACAGTCTTTATAAATTCATTCTCTACTTGTATACCACGCTTAATATAATTAGCATGATCTTTTCTTCCTTTAAATTCTTTTACTAATGTGTCTGTGCCCATGTTCTCCCTACCTTCCATTCATTATCCAAAGGACATTTCATGTGTAATTGTTTCTCTG